ATCACTGGGCTAATGTTCGACGGCAACGGCTTCACTGGCGTTCGGGCAGTCAACGAAAACGGCCCGCATATGACGCAGTTCGATCACTGTGTCATCAAGCAGGTTCAGTTTGCCGGCGCCTTCATCGGCGCAAACGTGGTGACCCAGCACGGCTGGATACAGGTTCACGACATCATCCAATACGGCGCCGGCTCGTGGGCGTTTTACGGCTACGACAATACCAAGTACCTGTTCCACATCGAGATCAACAACATCCACCAGATCGGCACCGGCGTCGCCAACTGGGAAAGTCAGTTCTGGTTCGAGGGGCGCCGAGCGGTCGGGCTGTCGCTGACAAATGTGTGGTCAGGTTCGCTCGATGGAGACGCCGATGGGCTGCTGCTGCGCGGCGACTGCCAAGGCGTGTTCGTTGCTAACGCCACCTTCGTATGGCCGATCGTCGGTATTCGCGCACTGACTTGGACCGACAGCCTGAAGCCAGCATACGTCTATATGACGAACGTCGGCGTTGACCAGCACACTGAGAGCGGCGCCGACATTGAAGGGCGGACGTGGTATCTCACCAATTGCAACTTTGCCAACGGCTACGTCAGAACCAACACGGGATCGGGGTTTTTGCTGCAGTCGACATCGACTGACATTGCCCTGTCTAACTGCCTATTCGCCTATGATCAGCGCTCTGGGCTAGTTATCGAAGCCGGCGCGGCAAAGGTTCGCGTCAACGGCTGCACGCTGGAGAACAACAACCAGGTCGCCGGAGCCTTCTACGATCTCGATCTGGGAGCATCCACATACAAGGACGTGGTCCTATACGGAGCCAACTTCATCGCTGGGTCGGTAAACGCGACTGGCCAGCGCGTGGTCAACGGCGTGACCTCGAAGGAGGTTAGCCGCAACACTGGGTCCGCCGCGACTACCGCTGTCACGTCGCAAGAAGACCTGATGACCTACTCGATCCCCGCGAACACGCTGAAGCCGGGACAGAAGGTAAGGCTAACGGCATGGGGCACCTTTGCCGCGAACGCCAATGTCAAGACTCCGCGTTTATGGTTCGGTGCAAATTCCGTTATGGATTGGGGCGGCGCACATAACAACGTGCCGTGGAAGTTGACGTCGGAAATCGTCATTACAGGCGTTGACGCACAGGAATATCACTCTGTCGGTTTTGTGTCTGCTGCCGCTGCCGTTGTTCGCCAGGGGACGGCGACAAACGACGACGGCTCGGCTATCGTGGTGAAGTGTACCGGCCAGAATAACACAGCCAGCGCAGGCGATATTACGTGCCAGGGTTTCACGGTAGAGATACTGGATTAGCTGATGGCCTCCGCATTCCAGTCATCAGCCTTCCAGGGCAGCGCTTTCCAGATCGATGCGGTCATCTCCCGCGGCGATGACGGAGGCCTGCCATGGGGCACCAGCGAGCGGCCCACGCGGGTTGTTCGCCGTGACGAAGAACAGAAGACACGGAAGCCGAAGCGCAAGCGGGTCGTTCAGCCCGTCGAGATGCTGGACCCGGAGTGGTTCGACAACTGGATGGATGCGGCACTGATCCCGCTGCCGGTGCTCGATCCGGTTGCACCACGGCCGTTGCCGCAACTCGCTCTGCCGGACATGGCGTCCATCAGCGATGCAAGGCGGGCGGCCGAGTTCGCCAGCCGCGTGGCGCAGGACGAAGAAGACGCGCTCGAGATGCTGCTTCTGGCCAGCTAAAGGAGAATAGAGAATGGGCTTTGGGCACGGCGTGAAAACGGTCACGACGGCGGGAACGGATGTTGTCTTGTCAACGTCCCGCTCCGCCCGGTGGGTGATCATACAGGCACAGACGGATAATACTGGTGTGATCGCGGTCGGTGATGCCGGCGTCGATGCCACCGTTGCTACGGGTACCGGCGTGGCTCTGGCAGCGGGGGAAAGCATTTCCCTCCCCTGCGAGGACTTGGGCACCATCTACATCGATGCGACCGTCAACGGCGACGGCGTGCGGTACACGTACATCACCTGACATGGCACGCAAGCACGGGTTCTTTCGGCCGCACGTGTTGGGGCTGACCGCCATCAGCAGCACCACGATGAAGGAGGCGGGCGGCTACACGTTCGTCAACTCAGAAGCCGCTGCCCTGGCGGCTCGTTTCACGACGCCACCGACGAACTCGCGCAAGGCGCTGATCGATACGCTCGTAGGCTCTCTGAAGACGGCCGGCGTCTGGTCGAAGCTCGATGCCTTCTACATGCTGGCAGCAGCCGATGCGCAGTCATCGCTGCTCAACTGGGTATCGACCTCGTACAACCTGACAGCGGTGAGCTCGCCGACGTTCGCTGCGGATAAGGGGTACACGGGGAACGGGACGACCAGTTACCTCGACACGGGGTTTAACCCAACTACCGCGCCGTCTCCCAAGTTCACACAGAACAGCGCCCATTTAGGCCTGTGGTCGCGTACCAATCTACCGAATGGCGCGGCTGATAGTCAGGACGCTGGTTCCGCGAATGCCTATATCGGCCGTTCGGTTGCTGTTGCCGGGCGCGCCCTGGGTAGGCCAAATGCGTCGTCCGGGCAGCAGTTCGGTGACGGGGCCTATCCGGGCCACGCTGTATGGGCAAGGTCTGCTGCAGCTGTGTGGGAGAGCTACGCTCAGGGTGTCGACGCAGGCGGGGGCACAACGGCCAGCGCCGCCCCGACAAACTCGACGCTTGCCATTCTGCGCAGTCGGGATGGCAACTTTGGCGCAAACCAGATTGCCTCGGTGCACATCGGCTCGAATTTGACAGCCGGGGAAGTGCAGGCGGCCTACAATGCGCTGAACACGTATCTAACGGGGGTACCGGGTTTTTTTTAACTGAGGGGTTCGGTGACGAGTTCTCGGGGGAATTCGCTTGATGATTGAAGCCGAGATCAACGAAACCCTTTCTGGGAATCCAAAGATCACCGCCGCGGCGTTGCGGTCAGTGCTGCATTTGATGCGTCCACGCTTTGTCACGCCGGCTATGTTCGGAGCAAGCGCTGACGGAGTAGGCGATGACACGGCGGAGGTTCAGGCCGCTGTGGACGAAGTCGCAGCGCGAGGCGGCGGAGAAGTCTGCATCGATGGCGAACACAAGATCACCGACACCATCCACATCGGCAGCAACGTCCACATCCGGGGAACCACGCAGTCGGCAGGACTGAGGCAGCACACCGACAACATCCCGGTTCTGTCCGTCAGCGATGCGACGGCCGGCAAGGTTTCCAGATGGTCGGTGAAGCGGCTCAAGTGCTCATTCGCCAACCAGCAAACTGCTGAGCAGACCGGCGGTGTAGGCCTCTACCTCGGCGGGGCCAATATTCTTGTCTCACAGTTTGCTGTCGAGGAACTGGATGTTCAGGGCGCCTATCAGGGCGTAAAGCTGCCGAACCTGAGCGGGTGCTTTGGGTTCCTCGGACGCTTCGTCAATTGCAACTTTATCCAGTGCGCCGACTATGGGTTTTCATGGGTTGGCGCGTCGAGCGGCGGAGCTTCAACTAACCTTTCGCTGCAAGGCGTCTGGGCCACCAACTTCGCCGGCCAGGAGATCGCAGGGAGCAAGGGGTTCCAGATCAGCCGCACGCAGGGCATCAGCATGGACAACTGCGGTTGTGACCACGTGCAGGGCCAGCCGTTCTTCTTCAGCACCGTGCGTGGTAGGGCCGGGGTGTTGTGGGCGGAAAGCTGCGACTTGGCAGCATCGTCGGGGCAGCTCAAGTTTCTCGAGTTATCTGGCAGCCGAATGCATATCGACTACTTCTATGCGATCGCCAACACGATTGCGCTGACCGGTTCCGCCGAATGCTACCTGGCTTATGCCAACAGCAACGCGTTCCTCAGCGCTGGTATCATCGAGGATAACGTCAATACCATCGCCGACGCCAGCAGCGGCGGTTACTATACGGCCAACGTAGACAGCACGAGCTACATCGAGAACTCGTCGTTTCACTATACTCCGGCCGGCGCGTCACCAGTCCCCAATGCTAACCTAGCAGACGGCAATTCCCCGCTACGAATCCGTCGGTGGGATGGATCTCCCCGGGGATGAGAAGCCAGCAATGGCCGTGACCACATCGAACATGCGCTGGGGCCTTACAGACCTCAGCAGCAAGATACTCAATCCAGATCCGGTTTAAGGAAACGACAATGACCGATCTGGCGCAGCAGGCGATGAGCTTGCGCGACAACGAGGCGTTTCAGGCCTCGCTCACCACCATCAAGGCGGCGGCGCTCGACAAGCTCGCTGCAATCGATGCCGACGACAGGAACGGCATTCTCAAAGCTCAGGCCACCGTGCAGGTGGTCGACGCCATCCGCGACGATATCGACGCATTCATTCGCGCCGGTAAGCCTCGCGGCGCCCCCGGTATCGCCTGATACCGTAGTTCAACAGTCGGTCAACCCTCGGGAACCGGCGCACCCCAAGAGCTATGATGGAAGACGAAGACGACACCGTAACGGGTGGCGAAGAGCTGTCTATTTCTCAGGCAGCAGCCGCTTACGCCAAAGCAACCGCGACCAAGGAAGCCCCCACAGGCCAATCCGAAGCCGAGGAAGATGACGAAAGCGAAACGACCGACGACGAATTGCAGGCCTCCGATGAGGAAGTCGGCGAGGAAGACGACGGCGAACCTGGCGAAGAAGGTCAGGCCGAAGACGAGGACGAAGAGGAACCGGAAAGCGATCAGGGCAGGTTCGTTGCCAGCAATGGCAAGGTCCGCCTCCCCGATGGCACCGTGTCAACCGTATCCGAACTCATCCAGGGCAACCTCCGCGACCGGGATTACAGGCAGAAGACAATGGAAGTGGCCGAGCTGCGGCGCTCGACCGAAACCCAATCTTCCAGCCTAAAGCAGTTGGAAACCCAGCTTTCCGAGCAGCGCGACTACATGGTTTCGCTGCTGAAATCGATCGTGCCGCAAGCTCCCGATCCGTCCCTCGCCTCGACCGACCCCTATGCTTACACCAAGCAGAAGGCCGAGCACGAAGCGTGGGTCCAGCACCTCACCGCCCTCGACCAGCAAGGCCAGCAGGCCAAGCAGGCGCAGGCGGAAGAGGCGGCTGCAAAGCGCCGGGAGAAGGGCAATGCCGAGTGGGCAACCCTGATCGAAAAGCTCCCCAGCCTCAAAGACCCCAAGCGGCTCGAGAGGTTTGTCGGTGATGTCGAGAAGTACGGCAAGTCCTATGGGTTCACCACGGACGAGCTGCGCGAAGCCCTCGGCTACGACCACCGGCAGGCGCTCGTGATGCACAAGGCCATGGCCTGGGACAAGTTGCAGGAAAGCAAGCCCAAGGTGAAGCAGAAGGTCGAAGGCCGCCCGCCCGTTCAGAAGGGCGGAAAGCGGCTCAACCCTGCCGAGCATCGGGCCCGAGGGGCCAACGAAGCGATCAACCGTCTCAAGCAATCGGGCTCCGTCGAAGATGCGACGGCGGCCTATCTCGCTTCCCTCAACCGATAGGACATCCAAATGGCAATCGTCGCCAATACCGTGGTCACCACGGATGCGGTCGGCAACCGTGAGGAACTGGACAACTTCGTGTCCATGATCACCCCCTCCGATACGCCGATCTACAGCATGGCCGGCAAGGAAAAGGCCTCTTCGAAGCACCCCGAGTGGGAATACGAAGACCTCGACGCGCCCGCCGACAACGCCCAGCCCGAAGGCAACGAGTATTCCTTCGACAGCGTGGCGCCGCCGACCCGCGTGGGGAACTACACCCAGATCTTCACCAAGACCTTCCGGTATTCCGGGACGCAGCAGGCCGTCGACAACGCCGGCAACGCTGAAAAGCGGGCCCGTACGATGATGAAGAAGGGCAAGGCGCTCCGCAAGGACATCGAGCTTTCCATCATCGCCAATACCGCGTCGACCAACACCGATCCGCGCCGCAGCGGCGGTCTGCCCACCTGGCTGACCTCCAACGTGTCGCGCAACTCGGGATCGTCGGGCGGCTTTGTGGGTGGCGTCACCACCGTCGAAGGGCTCGGCACCCTGCGGGCATGGACCAAGGGGCTGACAGACTCCGTTCTCCAGTCGATCTACGAGAACGGCGGCGATGTCACCACCGTGGTCAGCTCGCCCTACAACAAGGGCGTGTTCGCGACCTTCATGTCGGACACCAACGTGGCATCGTTCCGCTACGCTGCCGGCAAGGGCACCAACACCATCATCGGCACCGCGGATATCTACGAAAGCCCGTGGGGACCGGTGAAGGTGATGGCCAACCGCGTGATGAGCGCGAACGCCAATGCCGCCTATGCCCGCCGCGTCTTCGCGCTTGACCCCGAAATGGTCAAGTGGATGTCGCTGCGTCCGATCCAGGAAGACACCGTGGCCAAGACCGGCGATGCCGAGAATGGCGTCCTCATCGCTGAAGGCTGCCTCAAGGTCGTCAACGAAGCCGGCATCGGCGTCGTGGCCGATGTCTTCGGCCTGACCGCTTCCACCTGATCTCCCTGGGGCCCGCTTCGGTGGGCCCTTTCCCATTCTACCAATGATGAAAGGACTATCCAAATGGGACTGCGTTTCAATCCTGTGGTCATCCCGGACGCGACCACCTACTCCATCAAGGAGTACAATTCCGGCATTCTCCACATCATCCCCGACCTCACGGCCGACTGCACGCTCGCTCTGCCGGCACCGGCTGACGGGCTGTTCTACCGCTTCCAGTACGGCGGCGGCGCTGCCGACACGGCCGACTGGATCTTTCAGGCCGATTCCGCCTCGCACTTCTTCATCGGCGGTGTGGCTTGGCTGACCAATGGCACGCCGGACATTGAGGTTGTGTACTCGGACGGCAACTCCAACGATTTCTGCCGCATCCTTGTGCCCAACGCGGGGACGTGGATCGAGTTCGCCTGCAACGGCACCAACTGGTACGTCAACGGGCAGGCGGTTGCCGCCACGACCCCGGCGTTTGCCGATACCTGAGAGTTCTGACGAACGGAGGCTTCGCCCACGGGCGGGGCCTTTCAACATTCCAACGAGGAACAAAGCCGATGACGGATGCGCAAGATACCGCGGAGGCCAAGAAGGTACTCCTGGCTCAGGCCCGCAAGCTCAAGATGGAAGTCGATGGCCGCTGGTCGGTCGAAACGCTGGCTGAGAAGGTCCAAGAGGCCATCGAGGCAGCGGCGCAGCAGGAACAGGCCGCTATCGCCGAGGCATCGGACACATGGATCTTCTGCCTGAGGGATTGCTTTGTCGGAACCGAGAAGCACCCTGCTGGCACGGTCGCGAAGGCCCCCAAGGACCTCTACCAGCGCTTCAAGGCCGTGGGCGCAGCGCGCCTCGCTGACGAAGACGAAGTGCAGGGCGCCTGACCATGTCAGACCATCGCGTTCTCTTCGAGCACGATCCGGAGATCGGCCGCACGGTCTGGCTGGTCTTCGATGACAAGGGCAACATGAAGGGTGCCCATGTGGAGCAGGAAGTCGACGCGATCCTCGAGGCCAACAAGATGTGGGCCGACATTTCGGCTGGGACACGGTTCGGCGACTACAACCGCATCGCCTCGGTGCCGCTGACCTTCCTCGAAAAGACCGGGCTCGGTGATGCCATCGACAATGGCGACCGGCGATATCTGAGCAAGGTCTTGAACGACGGCGACAATGCCAAGTTCCGCACCAGCAGGGGCCGGGTCTGATGGCGACGGTGCTGATCGTAACCGTGGCGTATGAGGGCGGGTATTATAGCCCAGACCGCAACGAACGCGCCCCGATCCGGATCTACAGCGATCGGCGCATCCGGGACGACATCTATTCGCGAATGTCGGGCAAGAAGTGGCGCAAACGGCTATCGCGTAAAGAATACCGCCGCGTCAGGAAGGCTGCCGGGACGAACCGCGAAGCAGGAGTCGTCTGATGTCTCAGGTCACCGACTACACCACGCTGGCTGCCGCCATCGACACATGGGACGAGCGCACCCATGACAGCGACGAGCTGATCGGGTTGGCCGAGGCAGAGTTCCGGCTGTACCTGGGCCCCAACTTCGCCAAGGAAACCAGCACGACCCTGACCTTTGCGTCTGGTTCGGCGGCGCTCCCGACCGGCTATGTTCGCGCCCTGGCGCTGACGCATAGCGTCTATGGCACGCTGGGGCAGCGCAGCATCGGCGCGGTGCGCAGCCGGCGCATTGCCGACGCCTCGGGCATCCCTGATATTTTCGCCATCACCGGCTCAACGGTGGAAACCGCGCCGAGCTATACCGGCGATCTCACCTTAGACTATGAAGGCACTCTGGCGGGGCTGACATCCTCAAATGCCACGAACTGGCTGATTGCCAACGCTCCGCAGGCCTATCTCTCGATGTGCCTGAGCATGGCAAAGGCCAAGTTCGAAGACTATCAGGGCGCAGCGCTGCTCCGCTCGCAGGCGATATCGACCCTCAATGATCTTGGCATTCAATCAATGGTGGGGCAGCTCAGCCGGGCGTCCGTGACCATCCCCGGAGCGACCCCGTAATGGCTGTCAACTTCGGCGCCTGGAGACCTGACGTAGGCGGCCCCGGCAGCGGCTTTGCGCGCACCGCAGAGGGCGTAGTGCCAAAGTCCGAAGCTGGCGGGCTGGGCTATGGCCCGTTCCCGCAGATGGTGGCTGCAACGGGCGCGGAAGCGCTGTCGGCCGAACCGCGCGGCATCATCTCGGTGCAGGCCCCGGACGGCACATGGTCGGTATATGCCGCCACTGGCACGACCATAGAGGAACTGCAGTCGGATTTCACCTGGGCCGATATCGAAACCGGCCGCACCGTGACAGCGGGCGACGATGTGTCGTTTGCCCTGCTCGGCACGAAGCTGCTGAACACCGACACCACGGACGGCATGAATGCCTATGACATCGTTGCCGGCGGGTCGAACTCAGCCATCAGCGGGGCCCCGGCGGCTCGCGCCGTGTTCGTGATGAAGAACGTCGCTTTTGGCCTCGGAACGGCGCTGTCGCCGCGGCGCTTTGCATCGAGCGATATCGGCAACCATGCCAAATGGTCGGGCGGCGCGGCGAACGGCGGTACGCTCGAGGATGGCGGGGCACTGGTCGGCGGGGCCGATCTAAAGAACGGCTCCGGCTGCATGTTTCAGGAAAGCGCTATTCGCGGCATTCAGTTTGGCGCAGGCGCCTCAACCTATGCGGTCAACAAGATCTCCGATGGGTTGGGCTGCGTGGCGCAGAAGACCATCGTTCCGTGGGATGGCCGTGCCTACTGGTGGCACGATGACGGGCCATGGATGCTCGGGGCCGGTGCGGCGCCGGTATCGATCGGCGCGGACAAGATCAACACCTGGGCCGCCGACAACATCGGCCGGCAGAACTACAAGGATTTGCAGGGCGCGGTCGATCCGCAGCGCAAGCTGATCCTGTGGCGGATCGATGAAAGTCGGGTGCTGGCCTATAGCTGGACCCAGAACGAGTTTTCAATCCTGCCGGTGAGCACTACGGCGCTGGCGCGTATCGCCACCCCGGCGGTTAGCATCGACAATCTGACCGGCACCATCGACAACCTGGTGGGATCGATCGATGACCTCGGCGGCAGTTCGGCGCCAGTGCTCGGCGGGCTCAACCTGAGCCGCAAGTATGCCACCTTTACCGGCGCCAACATGGCGGTGACGCTGGAAACGTGCCAGGTCAACAACCCGGTGACGGGGCTGGTTTCCCACGTGACGCCGGTAGATGACGCTGACGCGGGAACCCTGCAGGTCGGCGTCTCGGATCGCATGGATGTCGAACTGACGTTCAAGGCAGGCGAGGCCAAGCGCGACAGTGGCCGGTGCCCGGCGCGGGCGCGCGGCAAGAGCATCGGGTTCCGCCGCAATATCCCGGCCGGGACGACGTTCTCCTACGCAATTGGTGTCAAAGACATTGTGTCGGCAGCGGGGGGCGTGCGGTGACAGTCTTTCAGGCACAGATCGGCGGGCTTCAGGAAGTCACGGTCAAGGTCACGGGCTCCACGGCGACAACGATTGTCGATGGAACGGACGAGGCCTGGTATGTGCCCTGGCTCCAGATCAACGAGAATGCGGGCGGAACGCCTTCTCTGACGCTCGATCTCTACGATGGAACGACAGCCTATTATCTCGGAGCCGGCGGCGTTGTGTACAAGGCCAAGGCGCTGACGGCGGGTCAGTCGGTGACGTTCTCAGAGGGCATCGTTGTTCCGGCCGGCTGGCTGCTGCGGGCGACCTCCAGCGATGCAGCCGGAAAGTTCGAAGCGGTCGGCGTGAAAGTCAGGCGCCTAGGCTGATGTCACTCGAACGACTTCCTCCGGCCCGCGTACTGCATGAGTGGGCCGCGATCTGCACCGATTTGCGCCGCGTGATCCACCTCGACGCCAAGCGCAACCTTTCGGATGTGCTCGCGCAGGCGATCGCCGGGGAATTGCAGTTCTGGCGCGTTACCGAGCCGAGCGAGGCCTATGTCGCAACTCAGGTGACGCGTGACAGCGCGACGAACCGGCGGACGTTCTGGATCATCTACGCTGGCGGATTGGGCGGCGGCATCAGGCGGATGCGCGGCAGCATGGATCTGCTGATGTGGCAGGCAAGGAAAGAGCGCTGTGCCTCGGTGCGGTTTCAAGGGCGCGACTGGCGCAAGGTATTCCCGGATTTCATTGCGTCGTTCTCGGACGGCGTGTGGCACTATAGAAAGGCGACCTGAATATGGGCGGCGGTAGCGAAAAATCGACCAGCACGAGCGGCCCGTCCAACCCGGATGTGAATGCTCTGCTGTCCAGGCTGTCGAAGGGCGTCAGCTCGACCTATCAGCCTGGTGGCAGTACCTATGTGGCCCCAAGCGCCAATACTACGGGCGGCTGGGCATCGGCAATCGGGGCGGCAAACAACCCGGCATTCGAGAGCGGCATTGCGGGGGCTCTGTCGTCCTACGGCAACCGAGCCTCGGGTGCGGAGCTTGGCATCAACGATCCACTCTATGCCGCTCAGCGCGCTCAGTTGCGCGACGACATCATGACGGACACCAATACCGCCTTCAACAATTCCGGGCTGTTCGGCAGCGACCAGAACCAGTTCCAAGTGGCGCGCGGGCTGGCGGCGGGTCAGGGTGCGCTCGATACGGCACAGCGTAGCGAGAGCTACGGGCGGCAGGCGGAAGCGGCGAACATGCTGGGATCGCTGTTCCAGAACTCGCTGATGCCGTCCTCGGTGCAGAGCGCGGTTGGCGGGGCTCAGGACGCAGACGCCGCGGCCAAGCAGAATGGCGGCATCGATTACCTCCGCCAGTTCACCAGCCTGCTCGGTGGGATGGCCGGCGCCAGCCCGACGACCACGACCACATCCACCCCGACGCAGAACCCGTTCCTGAGCCTGCTCGGGCTCGGGCTTGGCGCGCTGTAGGAGGCAAGCATGGCAACCAACCCCTTCGGCCCACAGACCGGTCTGCTCGGGCTTCTCGGCGCTGGCGGCAACCCTATCTATCGCAGCCTAAAGGATGGCGGGTTGCTGGACAGCCTTGCCTATGGCCTCGCAAGCGGTACGGGCCTGTCCGATGGGCTGCAGAAGGCAGCGTTGGCGCAGATCGGTGGACGGAACGACCGGGAAGAGCGTGCGCTTAAGGCGGCAGAATGGGACCAGACGCAGCAGCAGCAGAACGCCACGCGCGCCTTGCTGGCCAAGGAAGCGCCCGACCTTGCGCAGTTGCTCGATACGGGCGCGCCGATGGGTGAGGTGTGGGGGGAGTATTTCCGCCGCAAGTCGCCGCAGGGTGGCGCCAAGCCGATTGAAGTCAACGGGCAGTTGATCGACCCGAACACGTTCGAGGTGCTGGGTGACTTCCGTACGCCAGAAACCGCTGGCGGCGGCGACCAGCCCGCATCGGTTAAGGAGTACCAGTTCGCTGTCTCGCAGGGCTACGACAAGCCCTATCAGACCTTCATTCAGGAGAAGGGCAGGAACGCCGGCACACCGCCTGCCACTATCGCCAAGGAAATCTTCGAGGCGGACGAAGGCGCGCAGGCAGGCCAGAACGTCATCGCGGCGCTGGATAAGGCGCTGGAAATCAACGCCACTGCATGGGACGGGCCGTTCGCTGACCTTGGCAGTTCTGGTGCTGCGCTGCTCGGCAACCAGGAGGCGGTGCAGACGCAGGAGCTCAAAAACATCGTCACAGCGAATGCCCTCGAAAGCCTGAAGGCCACGTTTGGCGCGGCTCCGACCGAAGGTGAGCGCAAGATCCTGCTTGAAGTGCAGGGCTCTATCAATCAGCCGAGAGCTGTCCGCGAGGCAATATTCAAGCGCGCCCGAGCCGCGGCAGAGCGCCGACTGAAGTTCAATCAGGAACGCGCTGGCGCGCTCCGCAACGATGAATACTTCGCGCCCGGCTATAGCCCTGTGGGCGGAGCCTCGGGCGGCAACAGCACCTCGACCGGCGTCACATGGAGCATTGAACCCTGATGGCAACGCTCAACATCAACGGCAAGCGCGTGAAGGTAGACGACAGCTTTCTGTCGCTCTCGCCTGAACAGCAGAACGCGACCGTTGACGAAATCGCGGCATCGCTCGGCGGGGCGGGGCAGGGCGGCGCGGTATCGCTGACCGGAAAGGTGCAGCCAAAGGGCTCGAGCGGCGAAGCGTCGACCAACGTGCAGGGGCTTAGCGCGCAGGACTCGTATAACCGCGCGCTCGACAATGTGCTGCGTGACCAGTTCCCCGGCGCTGACCGGGCAAAGCTGGCAGAGCAGTACGCGCCATACGACTCCATGAAGCTGTTGCAGGCTGGCGGCACGCTCGGTCTGAGCGACGAAGCGGCGGGGGCTGCTGGTGCACTAGGTTCTCTCCTAAGCGGCGGCGATGCAGGGCGGGCGTTCACAGACTTCACCGATCTGGAGCGGGCTCGGGCAAAAGTTGGGCGTGAACAGCAGGGATTGCTCGGCGCTACGGCAGAGGTGGCGGGCTCCATCTTCTCAGGCCGTCCCGATCTAGCTGCAACCAAGGTAGCGGGAATTATCCCGCAGGCCATCGAGGCTGGCAAAGGTTCAGTTCTCCCCGGCGTTATTCAGGGCTTTGCATCAGACGACGGCAACCTGCTCGATCGCACACGCAGTGGGGCCGCTGGTGGCGTTATCGGCACCGTTGGCGGGACTGTGCTCGGCGCGGCTGGCGCCAAGCTCGGCGATGAAGCTACCAAGTTGGCGCAGAGCTTTTCTAACGCCAAAGCGGTCAAGGGCGCTCCCGTTCTGGACGATATCCGCACGGCAGCAACGGACCTGTTCAACAGCAGCAAAGCCTCGGGCACAGCGTTTACCCCGCAGAAGTTCTCGCAGTTTGCGGTCGATCTGGTACGAAAGGCCAAAGGACGGAGCATCGATCCGGATCTCGACGGCGAAGCCCTGCTGGTCTATCGCCGCATGGCTGAGTTGGCCAACAAGGGCAATCAGTCGGGACGCGGCGTATCCCTAGCTGAGCTGCACAACCTTCGGCAGAAGGCGCAGGACGTAGCGCTCACAGCGGAGAAGGGGCGCACCAAGACCTTCGCCCAGGATATTGTCGACGGGCTGGACGGCCTCTTGTCCAATCCTAAGCCGTCCGACGTAATCGGTGGGCCTCAGGCGGCCAATGATCTTCTAGAGGGCATCAGCCTTTGGAGCCGCGCCAAGAAGATGGCGTTGCTCGAGGAGGTCATCACCAAGGCGCAGTATCAGAAATCCGGCTTTGAGAACGGATTGCGGCTCGGCTTCCTCAACCTGCTGAAGAACCCGAAGACTCGTAAGCTGTTCACCCAGGCGGAGATTGCCGAGATCGAGCGGGTTGGCAAGGGCACGCTGCCAGCCAATCTGCTGAACATCGCCGGTAAGTTCGGTTTCAGCAAATCCGGCAACGGGCTGGGCGGTTTCCTCGGCGGGACGGCCGGTTTTGGTCTGGGGGGGCCGATAGGAGCGGCGGCTACGGCGTTAGGGGCTAGCGCGGCTCGCGTTGGGGCAGAGAAGCTGACCCAGAAGGCAGCAGAGCGGGCCGTGAAGGCCATCGCAACCGCCAACCTGCCGCAGGTAGCGCCGAAGATGCTGCCGCCTGCCGTGGCCCCGTCGCTGGTAACTGGCGCGCAGACCTACGGTCGCAACTACCTAGCGACGCCATAACTCCATCATGAACGAGTGGGCGGCAACATAGACAGGTCGGATAACGACCTGTCCGAAGATCACCACTGCGATAAAAATCAGAATGGTGAGCCACCAACCCTTGTTCAGGATCGGCTCTTTACGGCCCTTCACGGTGTATTCGCGGGGGTCTAGGTCCAAATCTGGCATCCGAACAACCTAGTCCTCTCCCGACCTATCAACAAGGCCCTTCTCGGGCCTTTTTCTATGAGGCCAGCATGGCGTCTCTGACCCCGCAGCAACTAGCCCAAATGTTCGCAGGCAACGGCCCCATGGCCATGCCGGCCTACACCATGGATGACATTTACGGCGGCATCCTGCCCTCGATGGGTGGCGGCAATCCAGCGCTCAACGCGATCAATGCTGTAACCCCCACTGCGCCGATGGCCCCGGCGTCATGGATGGCCTACGAGGGCGGTATGCCCGTCGCATCCTCGGTCGGCGGCGCGGCAATGCCACCCATGCCCCGCAGCCGGCCGGCGAATGCCCCCACGCGCCTCGACATGGCAGCGATCAACGCCCCAGCAGCACAGCCCGTTACCCGTGTCACCGGACAGATGCAGCCGGAAAGCAGCGGCGGATTGCTCGACATGCTGTTCGGAAAGTCCAAGAACGGCATGCCGGGTCTGCTGGGTCTGCTCGGAGGCCCGCAGCAAGGCGGGCTGCTGCAGATGCTTCTAAGCGGCGCGCGCAAGCCAGCGGCGGCTGCACCGGGCGTTCAGCGTCCCATGACCAGTGCGCAGCGATACGCGGCAGCGAACAGCGGCCCCGGCTCGGTGGCCGCGATGGAACTTCTTCACAGCGGCGCAAGCCGGAACCCACAGAGCGGCGGCCCTGCCAGCGGCGGCGAATACGCAAGCGGCGGTCGGTAAAGGAAACACCCCATGGCCAAGAACACTATTGCTGACCTTTCCGTCACCCCGACGAACAACACCGATCTTCTGGGGCAGAACTCGACGGGCTCAGCCGACTCCAACACGCTAGACACCATCATCCAGAACGCGCTTGGCATCATGGCCCGCGCCTATGGCGACCAGGGCGGGCTCGGCACTGTCGGCGGCTCGGCAAACGCGATCACGCTGACCTCGCAGAGCACCTATCAGCAGCTCCAATCCGGGATACAGATCGCATTCAAGGCCAGCGCTGCCAATACCGGCGCGGCTACGCTCAACCTTGACGGGCTCGGGGTGAAGAAGATCCGGCGCAAGGGCGATACCGCTCTGGTTGCGGGTGACATCGCAGCCAATGGCCGGTACCTGCTGCAGTACGATGCGGCCTATGACACTGCGGCTGGTGCATGGGTGCTGCTGAACCAGGAGTATACCCCGCTCGACGCTGACCTGACG